AAGAATAATGAGAAACAGGTCATCACAAAGATTATTTGGTAAATTAGGTGAATTCTTTGCAGTAGCAGATATACCTGGTACAAGTGGTACTGATATATCAACATTAGAAAAAGCAGAAGGTTATCTTGCACACAAATGGGGATTAGAAAGTTCTCTACCGAGTGACCATCCTTACAAGAATATTGCACCTTAATATTTATAGTATAGTATGGATTATAAACAAATCATAGATAAATTAGTAAAAGAACTCTCATTTAGAGTTGGAATTCCTAATATCCATAATAAGGAACACCAATCTATTATGTCTGAAATTCTTTCAGAATGGGGTGAGTATGAAGTAAAAGATACTATATTTAGTTTTTTAAATGAACAAGATAAAAAATTTAAAAACCCCCTACTCAACAGAACAGTAAAGTACAGAGATAAAAGAGGTAACGATAAAGAAGGTATCATTGGAAATCTTCTAACATCACCAAAAGAATCACCAGGTAGAAAAGCGGCAGAAAGAATGTTACCAGCAGATGGTACACCTGAAAGAGATGCGATAAATAAAGAAGTAGGTTCACAAGGTGGTGGTGGTGAAAAGAAAGATGATACTACCCAAGATAAAGATAAAATCGATTCTGATGAAACCAAAAAACAAGATGGGGTATCAAAGACACTCGGTGCTAAATCAGGTTATGGTAAAAAACAATCAAATTTAGTAAAGAAAGTTAAAGATGCAAAGAAGGCTAAAGAAACACCCAAAGTTAAACAGCCTGAATCATTTTCATCCCCAACAATAAATAGAGGAGGTGATAGTGATATAAAAAATGAGGCAATCAAATATGGTTATAGAGAGGTAAAAGATAAAAATGGTAAAACTATATTTAAACCTGCACCTGGTAATGCAGGTTCTCTTCTTAATGAGGTAATATCTGGTGAGGTTGCTCAAATGTTAGAAGAAAACCCGAATGCAACAGATGAAGAAATACTTGGTTCCTTATATAAAAGATTTGGTGATAGTGAACTTTTTAAAAGCACAGGTAAAAATGGAAACTCTGGTTCTAAACCCGCTGGAGGTATAAAAAAATCAGAGGTACCTGAGGAATATAAGAAAAATGCTGGTTTATATAGTAAAACAATCTTAGCAATAAGAAGTGGTAGAAGAAAGTATGATAAAGCATTATCATCAGCAAACTCACAAGGATTTGAAAATCCAAAAATACAAAATTATTATGGCCATTCTCAATCATTCGATGCAATGGTGAATGATATTAAAGATAAACAAGTCATAGGACCAGATGGAACAGAAATATCACAAGAAGAAGCTGAAAAACTAATTCGTTCTGGTGGTCGTGGAGATAATCCATCTGATACAGCAACTTTAGTTAATGATGAAAAAACAAATAAAGTGATTATGTTATTTCATTCAGATAAAGATAGTACTGATGCAATCGTTGCTCAATCAAGTTTAAAAGCTGAAACAGAATCTAATGAAGCTAATATAGATGATTTAGTTACAAGTGGTAAAATTTCAAATGAAAAAGCAGATAAAATAAAAGAGGCACAAAAACAATTAGTTGAAAAAAATGAAGAGATTGAATCCGAATTAAAAGGAGTAACATCTGGCCCTGCTAAATTTTTCCTTGAAAATGTTAAAATTGATACTGCACTTGAAAGTATTAAAAATGATACTGATTCAAGAGGTAACAAGGATAAAAATAAAACAAGTACTAAATTAAAATCCTCAATATATTCAAGAGGAAAAGTACATCCAAGTATTAAATCTTATTTAGAAAACGAAAAGAATGATAGTGATTATACAGAAGAAGAATTAGTTACTGCATATTTTAAATACATGGCAGATGAAAATAAATCTGATGAACCTACAAATGACCAGGTAACCTTAATGGAAAGATTAAATTCAAGATTTGGAGATGAAGGAGCACCTGATATATTTAGTCAATTAGAAGATATTAGAAATAGAACTCTTAAACTACAAAGAGATTTTATTACTGAACAAGATGTAGATACAGTAGATATAAATGGAAACCAAGTTGGTATAGGTACATATTTAGAAGCAAATACGGTTTGGAAACAATTTCATTTAGAATCAGTAGATAAAAACTCTAATAAAGGTGTTCATAAATATCCTGGTATGTTTGAAACTAATCATGGTGGTTTACCAGTAGATGGTGATACCTTAACAGAATGTATGGGTGGTGATGTGGCAAACAAAAAAGATTTCGCAAGTAGATTTGAAGTAGGGCCCATGGAAGAACAAAAAGGTGTTAGTGGAGACCAAAAAGGATTAACAACTGGTGGTAAAAGAATCGTTTATGCAATTACATCTGGTGGTCAAAAAATACCTGTTGGTCAAAAAGTAATGAGAACTAAAACTGGTAAAACAGGAAAACTACAAACTGTTTATCAATGGTCTGATGAAATGAAGGATTGTTTTAAATCAAAACAACAATAATCCCCCATAGATAACTCTAATTGAGGGGTGTATATTATATTGTACATAACCATAGCTTTCAAAGAAGTAATTTATATTTATACATGAATAATTTTATACAGATAGGAAAGATATGCATACACAGTTACTCTGTACATTTACAACCAAAGAGGAACTTCAAGATACCCTACAACTTATTAGAGAAACATATCGTATAGTTTACAACTATATTTATGTTCTACAAAATAAAGGTAACTTGGACGAATTGTTTGTGACTTACAATATAGATACACAATATAAACCAGAGAAACCTTTGGATAATACTATATTAGTTCATCGTAAAAAACAAAGTAATACATTGTACACAATTAATGCACTAAACGAATTAGTAAAAGAAGAAAACAATGGTGTATTAGATAAATCATTTTCTATTGATTGGGATAAATTCAAAAACTCAATCATCGTTACCAATGTAGAAGGAACAAAAAAGATTTCTACAAGAATCTTCGAAGTAATAGAATTTAATCAAAAATAATTCACATTTTATTTGGCAGTCTCGATTTTTTTTCGTATATTTACTATGTAAATAAGTGATAAGATATGACAGAACAAAAAGTTAAAGATATAATAAACGAAGTTTTCCCAAAAATTGAGAAACATTATGGATTCTCTAAATTCCAAAAATGTACACCTTGGATAGAAATCCACAAAAACATCTACGAAAAATATAGTGGTGAAGAAGGTGCTCAAGGTGAAGAAGATAAATGTCATGCTGAGTATTGTTCTATGATGAATGAGATTAGTGTTTACTATCCTCAGATGAAAAGTAGAAAAATGGTTATTCAAACTCTTATTCACGAATACATTCACTACTTACAATCACCAACTTGGTTCAAAAGATACTATAACATGGGATATAACTACAATGACCACCCATATGAGTTAGAAGCAATCAGCTTCGAGAAAGATTACAAATTGTTTATCTAAAAAAAAATCAAAAAACATTTGGAATTATAAAAATAATTTCGTATATTTGTATAAATTAAATTTTCACTATGAATAAAACTATTAAAAAGAGAACAAAAAATCATAAATTCAAACCACAAATTGTAGAACCTCAATATGATGAGGTGATATCATACGATAATCCACAAGTTGTTGAAGAGATGGAGAAACAATGGCCAGAAATGACACAAGAATTTAAAAGACTTATGTTCACACAATACGAACTTTTCTGTTTAAAACAATCTAACTATGGGCCAGAAAATATTTCGGTTTGTAGTAATTTAGAAACTGAAGAAGAAAAGAAAGTATCTCTTACAGGTCTTTGGTTTAGGATGCATGATAAAATTCAAAGATTAAAACAATTAGTGATATTAGGTAAACAAGATAATATTGGAGAATCATGTGAAGATACATTCCAAGATTTATCAGTTTATGGTATCATTGCACAGTTAGTTGCAAATGGTAAATGGGCAAAATAATTGTTAATAAATAACCAAAAAGATTCGGTGGTTTTTATGGTTTTTTTATATTTATATATACACCGAGTGTTGTAAGTTGAACACTCAAAACTTAAACTTAAAATTTAATAAATAACATTTAAAGGAGTAAAATTATGGCTTTAGACATTAACGCAATCAGAAGTAGACTGAACAAACTACAAAACACACAAAGAAAAACAGATGCTTTGTGGAAACCAACACCAGGGAAACATCAAGTAAGAATAGTTCCCTATAAGTTCAACAAAGATAATCCTTTCATAGAACTTTATTTTCACTATAATATTAACAACAAAACTTATCTATCACCACAATCTTTTGGTAGACCAGACCCTATTGTAGAGTTTGCGGATAAACTAAAAAGAATGGGAGATAAAGATGATTGGAAAGCTGCTAAGGCTATGGAGCCTAAGTTAAGAACTTTCGTACCTGTTGTAGTAAGAGGTGAAGAAGGTGAAGGAGTAAGATTTTGGGGATTTGGAAAAACTGTTTATCAAGAAATCTTAGGTTACATCGCAGACCCGGATTATGGTGATATTACAGACCCTACAAGTGGTAGAGATTTAACAATTGAATATAAATCAGCTGAAGAAGCAGGTACCACATATCCAACAACTACTATTAGAGTTAAACCAAAAGAATCGGCAGTAAGTGAGGATACAGATAAGGCAACAAGTTTTATTGAAAATCAAACTGAAATTACAGAATTATACTCAGAGTTATCTTATGATGAGTTAAAGAATGTATTAGAAGGATGGTTAAATCCAACTAACGAAAGTGGACAAGAATCAGTTTCTCAAGAATCTCTTTCTTCAACTACAAAACCAGCAACTGAAACTAAATCAGCATCAGAACCAGTTAAAACTGATTCTAAAAAGACTGATGATGTAGCAGCTGCATTCGATGATTTATTTAATAACTAATTCCAAACTAAATGGCGAAAAAGAAAAAAGAACTCGACTTAGCAGATATTCTAGCAGGTGAGTTAAACAAACAAGCAAAAGACCAAAAAGTAGCATTCTTCTTAGATTCGGATGAAGCACCAACAAATGTTGATGGGTGGATTTCGACAGGATGTGCTATGTTGGATGTTGCTATTTCCAATCGCCCTTATGGTGGTTTACCTGTCGGTAGAATCACAGAAGTTACTGGTTTGGAACAAAGTGGAAAATCTTTATTATCAGCACACTTGTTAGCGGAAACACAAAAACAAGGTGGTGTTGCAGTATTGATTGATACAGAAACTGCAGTAAGTAGAGAATTTTTAGAGGCTATCGGTGTTGATGTTTCTAAACTTCTTTATGTATCAGCAGATTCAGTTGAACAAATCTTTGATTTCACAGAAACTATCATTGAGAAGGTTAGAACTACTGATAAAGATAAATTGGTTACAATCGTAGTAGATTCAGTTGCTGCTGCTTCAACTAAAAATGAGTTAGCATCAGATTACAACAAAGATGGATATGCTACTGATAAAGCAATTATCATATCAAAAGCAATGAGAAAGATTACCAATATGATTGGTAGACAAAAAATCTCGTTAGTATTTACTAACCAACTTAGACAAAAAATGAACGCAATGTTTGGTGACCCTTGGACTACTTCAGGTGGAAAAGCACTTGCTTTCCACGCTTCAGTAAGATTAAGATTGAAGGGAATGGGGCAAATCAAACAAAAGGTTAACGGCCAAGATAAGGTTGTTGGAATTAAAATACGATGTCAAGTAATTAAAAACAGAATGGGCCCACCATTAAGAGCGGCTGATTTTGAAATTTACTTTGATAGAGGTATAGATAACTACGGTTCGTGGTTATCAGTTATGAAGAATAACAAACTTTTAAAACAAGCTGGCGCTTGGTACACTTATGTTGATACAGAAACAGGTGAAGAACTTAAATTTCAATCAAAAGATTTTATTCCTTTGATGGGAGATAGGGAGGATGTAAGAGAACAGATTTACAAAAAGATTTGTGAAGCTACTATTTTACAATATAAATCCGATACACTTGATATTGAAGCAATGGAAGTTGATACTGAAGGTGCTGGTGAAAATGATTAATTATGGCAAAAATAGATAAAAGACTTTATGATATGTTAAAGTCAGAAGCTGAGGCTGATAAGAACAAAGCATTATTATCGTTAGATTTACTTAAAAATTTTCCAAGTGGAATAGGTGACCATTCTACTAAAGATTTTTGGGATAACGCAACTGCTGCTTTAAAATTATTAGCATCTGCTGATGAAAGATTAGAAACTTTAGAGAAGTACTTCTCAACAAAAGAAGTTCTTTAATGAAGAAACTCTACAAAAACATTTTAGATTCGGTTGAGAGAGACAGAGGCCGAAATATCAATAGAAAACAAAACGATAGAGTTTTAATTATTGATGGTCTAAATACATTTATCAGATGTTGGTCATCCATTCCTACAATGAATGATGATGGTGACCATGTTGGTGGTGTAACAGGTACTCTAAAATCAATTGGATATGCAATTAGGCAAACTCAACCGACTCGTGTTGTTGTAGTGTTTGATGGCCAAGGTGGGAGTAAAAGAAGAAAAAAAGTTTTTGGTGGATATAAAGCACAAAGAGATAAAAACAAACTTAGAGTTAATCGTCAGTACGCTGATTTGATGAACGATGAGGATGAAAGAGAATCTATGAAAAGACAGTTCGTTTGGTTAAACGAAATGTTACATGGATTACCTTTAACAACTATGATATATGATGGTGTTGAAGCCGATGATATCATGGCTTATATCACTACAAACATTCTTAAAGATAAAGAACAGGCAGTAGTAATGTCAACTGATAAGGATTTCCTTCAATTAGTAAATGATACTACTATTGTCTGGTCACCTACCAAAAAGAAACTTTACAATACTGATTTAGTAAAGGAAGAATATGGTATAGAATCAAAAAATCTTCTCTTATACAGAGTATTAGATGGAGATAAATCTGATAACATACCAGGTGTTTATGGATGTGGAATTAAAACTTTGGTAAAAAGATTTCCTGAAATTACTGAAAGTAAAAAATTATCATTAGATGATTTATTCCAACTCTGTGAAGAAAAAATAGAAGAAACAAAAGGAAAAATAAAAATATACAAAGATATTCTAAAATCTAAAAGACAAATTTTATTAAATGAGAATTTAATGCAATTAGATGATGTTGATATATCGGGTCAAATTAAAATGAAGGTTTTAGAAAGATTCAATGAAAAAATTACACCTTTAGATAAGATAAAATTTCTAAAAATATTATTAAAATATAAAGTTGTAAATAACTTTGGTGATATAAATGATTGGTTAAAAACAACATTTGGAAATATTATTACAAAATAATTTGGATTTTACAAATATTTTTTGTATCTTTATAGTTAAAGAGTCAATTAAATGCAAGAAATAGATACTTTATCGAAATATGGGCAATCCTTTCAATCAAAGGTTGTATCCTCATTACTTACTGATAATAAGTTTCTTGATACAATATCTGAAGTAACCACTTCAAAGTTTTTTGAGAACGATGCTAACAAATGGATTGTTAGTGAAATACTTTCCTACCACGAAGAATATAGGAAACCCCCTACAATAGATGTATTCAAATCACAATTAACAAAAATAGATAACGAAGTTTTGAAAAAGACAGTTGTTGAACAACTCCGTCATGTTTTCACCCAAGTTGGTAATGTTGATTTAGATTACAT